AAATTAAACAAGATGTTATAGATGCAATTACAGGCCCTGTAAATTTTTGGTTGTCATATATAACTATTAATAAAATCGATGTAGTTACTCATCTAGATGACCCGTCGATTGAATACCAATTACGAATAACTATCAATTTTACTGTAAATAATGGTTCTACTAATGAAATTGTTATTCTTACAGGGGAGAATGGTCAATTGATTGTTGAATAAGGGAGAATATGCAAGTCAAAAAAGATGTATCATATATTAATAAGGATTTCAGTTCATTTCGTAAAAACTTAATTGATTTTACGAAACAATACTTTCCTACAACATATACTGATTTTAATGAATCATCGCCTGGAATGATATTTTTGGAAATGGCATCATATGTAGGCGATGTATTATCATATTATGCAGATAGCAATTTAAAAGAATCATTATTAGAACAAGCATCGGAACGAGGCAGTATTTATGATATATCAAAAACATTAGGATATAATCCAAAAAACGTTGTTCCTGCATATGTTACATTAGATATATATCAACTATTACCAGCAACGGGTTCTGGTGCAAATGTAGCGCCAGATTATAATTTTGCATTGTCTATCAAACCAGGGATGCGAATCAAACAAAATAATGGCAATTCTACATTTAGAACATTAGATTCGGTTGATTTTACATATTCATCATCAATTGATCCAACCGAAGTAACTGTATATCAAACTGACACTTTAAATAATATTCCTACTTATTATCTTTTAAAGAAACAAACAAAAGCAGTATCAGGCGATGTTAAAACAGCTACATATACATTTGGCACTCCGGTTCCATATGATAAAATTGTTTTACCTGATACTAACATTATAGAAATAATTTCAATTACAGAATCAGATGGCGATAATTGGTTTGAAGTTCCATATTTAGCACAGGATACAATTTTTGAATCAGTTCCAAATTTAGCAGAAAATGATCCAGATTTAGCACCATATCGTTCATCATCACCAAGCTTGTTAAAATTAAAGAAAACGGCAAAACGTTTCATAACAAGATTGCGTAGTGATAATAAATTAGAAATACAATTTGGCTCAGGTATATCTGATAATAATGATGAAGAAATTGTTCCGAATCCAGACAATGTAGGTAATGGATTAACTGGTATTCGCAGAGCAGTTAATATTGATATTGATCCATCAAATTTTTTATATACTAGAACATATGGACAAGCACCATCGAATACAACATTAACAGTAACATATACAATAGGTAATGGCGTATCTGATAATGTTCCTGCATCAGTATTAACCAATGTTAATTATATCGAATTTGATGATGATATTAATTCTACAATTAGTACGCCAGCTTTAAATTTTATTAAATCTACAATAACTGTAAATAATCCAATGCCAGCAATTGGAGCTAAATCTGCAGATTCTTTGCAAGACATAAAAAATGCAGCACTAGCTAACTTTGCAACTCAGAATCGTTTAGTTACTAGAGAAGATTACATTGTTCGATCATATTCGATGCCAGCTAAATTTGGTAGCGTTTCAAAAGCATATATTGTTCCAGATGATCAAATTGCCCAGTCGGATTACCAAGGAACGCGAGTTCCTAATCCATTAGCAATGAATATGTATGTTTTAGGTTTTAACGAAAATAAACAATTGGTTGCATTAAATGACGCAGTAAAACAAAATTTAAAAACATACTTAGATTACTATAGAATTCTAACAGATGCTATCAATATTAAAGATGCATTTATTATTAATATTGGAATACAATTTGAGATTATTGTTCTTTCAAATTATAATAGCAATGAAGTTTTATTGAAATGTATTAATGAACTTAAAAAATATTTTGATATTGATAGATGGCAAATAAATCAACCAGTAGTTAAATCAGAAGTTATTAACACTATAGCAAATGTAGCAGGAGTTCAATCAGTAGTTAATGTTGTATTCAATAATTTATATGATACGTCATTAAATTATTCCGGAAATGTTTATGACTTACCGACTGCAACACGTAATGGTGTAATTTATCCTTCATTAGATCCTAGTATTTTTGAAGTTAAATTTCCAAATCAAGATATTAAAGGTCGCGTAGTAAATTATTAAGGAAATAAATGTTTAGAATATTTTATGCAAATAAAGATACAACGTTATATGAATCATATCCAGATTACAATACTGGATTAGATGAAATATTAGAAATTGGAAAACGTTTGGGCAATGACGGTTCAACGTTATTAAAATCTAGAGCGATTGTTAAATTTGATATGTCTGAAATATCAGCATCATTATCTACATATAACAAATCAGTAACTGATTGTAAATTTGTATTGCAATTATATACTTCCCATGCAAAAAATCTGCCATCTGATTATTCTGTGTTTGCAAAAATGCTAGGACAAGATTGGGTTAATGGTACAGGCTATTTATCAGATTTAACTACAAATGGCGCAACCTGGTCAGGATCAATGTCAGCTTCTGCTTGGATATCGGGTAGTCAACAACAACAGATTGGCACAAGTAGATTGTATATATCAGGTTCCGGTGCTGGCGGTAATTATCTATATTATTCAGGATCAGGAACTGCACCTGTATTAACCACGTCAGAATCATTTTCATATCGAACAACTGATATCAATATTGATGTAACCAGTCAAATAAGAATTTGGTTAAGTGGTAGCAATAACAATACAATTCCAAATTATGGATTCTTAATACAATTATCTGACTCAGATGAAGTTAATAATAACGTTCAAGGTTATATTAGATATTTTAGTCGCGAAACTCATACTATATACGTTCCTAAGTTAACGATGTACTGGGATAATAGTGCTTTTACGACGGGATCAATGTCTGCAGTTAATCTAGAGTCATTTGCAATTTATACCAACGTTAAACCGGCTTATAAAGACACTGAAATTTCTAAAATAAGAATATATTCTCGTGATAAATATCCTAGAAAATCGCCAACAAATTTATTTCCTATAGAAACAGTTAATTATTTACCAACAACTACTTATTATTCGATTTTAGATGCAGCAACGGATGAAGTCATAATTCCTTATGACAATATTTATACTAAAGTAAGTTGCGATAGCACAAGTAATTATATTTACATTGATATGAATGGTTTTATGCCGGAGCGTTATTACCGTTTGCAATTAAAAATAGTAGATGGATTTACTGAGCAATATGTCGACGATCAAATATATTTTAAAGTAGTTAGATAATGGCAGATAGCGTTTCAATTCAACAAAATGCAAAGTATGATCAAAACGGTTTAACCGTACTGTCAAATGATACATCTGTTAATGAACGTGATTCAAACGGCAATATTATTGTACATACTACATCATCGCTGTTAGTAATTGAAGCTATTACAACTAATTATTTAACAGAATCGATTTTACCATTAATAGATACGCAATTTAATTATTTTAAATTTCCGGCTCGAACTACGGTTATTGATGAAACAGCTGATTTAGATTTAGATTTAGATTTAGATTTTTCAATTTCTGATTTACAAATTCCAGGAGCTACAACGTTATTGCCACTCCCATCAGAATATAAACCTTCCGAAAATCAAAGAGTTCCGTTAGGTGGCTGGGGTAATCCTTCAATAATAGATTTTTCTACTGTTATACTCGGTCCTAACCAGACTCAACCTAATAGTTTAGTAGTTACGCAAGAACTTATAGACCAGTTAGAGGCATTAAAAACAGATACAGATATTCCGATAATAAAAGTAACCGGTGTTATACAAACTACATATAATTCAAATAATAATTCAGCTTTAGGTTTTTCTTTAGGTTTAGCCAATAGAGCAATAAGATATACTTTATCTGACCCAGATGCTAATATAAAAAATTCTGGTGAAAATGTATTTGCAACTAAAAAAGGCGTTTATAATACAAACTTAGATTCGACAATATACTTAGATGATATATATGTAGGACAAGAATTACAGATACGCGGTTGGGCTGATGAAAGTTCAGATAATAGAAATCATGAAATTTCTGCCGCTGATAGTTTTATAAGATTTGAATTAGGAGTAGAGACGGTATAAACATGTTAACTCAATATAAAAATATCACACAAATTGATGCTTCTAGAAATTCAATTTCTGGACAACGATTTACTACACATCAACTTGATTTAGTTTCATATCCGACCTTTACTCAAAAATATCCAATTGTTAATTCAATTGTAGAAAATGACGGTGATACGAGATTAGAATTACATGTTTATTCTTCGGAGTCGTGGATTACTGGTAATCATAAAGTTCAACAACTAACTAAAATACCAAAATTTACTGATAAGATTACTAATAAAAAAATTAATCTTAATAATCCATTAGCAATAGATTTACGTAAAGAATTTGATAGTTTAAAATTATCTGCTGGTACTTTTCGAATAGTTGTTAACTTCTTTAAAAATTTAATTGGAAGTTATGAACAACAATATCTTTGTATTGATGAAATTTCAACAGATCGTACTGAAATACGTTTACGAGCAATTGATGGTAATAATTTAGCATATTTACAACAAATTACCAATTTCATTCAAACAGTTGATCAAACGTCAATAGTTGATCGTACAGTAGAACAAGTTAGTTCAGAAAAAACACAAACGCCGATTTATAATATTATTGAAAGTCCGTCGTTATTTAAAACATATCTATTAAATTTTAGTAGAAATCAAAATTTTCAATTTGTTAATAGTGTAGTTGTTGGCGATTATTTATATGTAAAACTACAAAATCCATTACCGAATGAATTTGATATAAACTTTAGATGTTGGATTGTAGAAGAATTAAAAAATCCATATATTGATAATGTTTTTATTGAACATGAACAACCTATAATTTCATTCAATAAATTAGCAGGTCCTAATTGGCAAGCAAATTATTCATATGATACATCTACTGACACTGGATTAAAAAGTTGGACTGATTTATTAGGTTCTTCAACACAAACATCACAACAAATTGTAGATGCATATTTTTCTGGAAGTCTGTCTGGTATACAATTAAACATTGATTATTCAGATTTTAACAACTTTATATTTTATAGTTCAGCAACCGAACGTTTAGAAAATTTTAAATATAAATTACAATTATTAGAATTATATACATCACAAAGTATTGCAGTGTCTCAAATTTCAGGAAGCGAAGCTGCTACAAATGCACAAGACTTCTTGCAATTAAAAACAACATTAGTTGGCGGGTTTGATGCATTTGAACAATATTTGTATTATCAATCATCATCAAAACTAACAACATTTGATATACCGGTAATCGGAGCAACAGTACCTGAATTAACTGGCAGTTATATACAACCAGTACCTAAAATTAATTCTACGAAACCATATGCATTATATTCTATTTCTAGTAGTCAATTTAATTCGTGGTATGATACATTATATACATCAGCATCATTTTATGATACTTATAATTTAAATTCATTAATATCTACAGTACCAGATCATATTAAATATTCTGCAACAAGCGATCAATTGGTAACATTTGTTAACATGTTAGGTCATCATTATGATATACTTTATACGTATATTAATCATATGACTAAAATCAATACGCGCGAAGAAAATCCTAAGTTAGGTATGCCGAATGAATTGTTATATTCTGTAGCAAAACAATTCGGATGGAATTTAACAGATGGCAATCAATATCAGGATCTTTGGGAATATGTTTTAGGAACAAATGAAACAGGTGTACCATTAACCGGTTCTATATCAATAGGTGATCCTTCAGTTTCTGGCCAGAATATGACATATGCAGTTTGGCGCAGAATTGTTAACAATTTGCCACTGTTACTTAAATCTAAAGGAACTAAAAGAAGTGTTCAAGCATTACTATCATGTTATGGTATTCCGCAATCTTTAATTAGTATCAAAGAATATGGTGGTCCTAGGATTGATAGGGCACCTATTTATGAAAAATTAAATTTTGACTATGCATTAGATTTAAGTAGTAGTTCAGCTGGCAATGTACAAATAAATTATACACAACCTATTAATAGTGTAGAACTTCGTTTCCGAACAGATGATGTTGTGAATAACCCATCGATGCCGAACACGATGAACTTATATACAATAGGCTCTAATGCAGTAACAATTGATTTTAGTAGTGGTAATATGGGTACAATTAAAATTAATGGTACTGGCTCTGCTAAAATTGAAATGTTTAATGGCGATTGGATATCAACCGTTCTTAGAAAAAATGGTACTAATTTAGATTTAATTGCTAAAAAATCTAAATATGGAAAAATTGTTGCAGCAGTTTCTGCATCAGCAACAGCTTCTATTACATCACCCGGTACAATGGTATTAGGCGGCACTTCATCAGGTGCAAGTAGATTAGTTGGTCAATTGCAAGAATTAAGATTTTGGACTTCAAGTTTACAAGATTCTGCTTTTGATAATCACGTAAAAGCACCGGGCGCATATGATGGTAATGTTGATGCATATTCTGAATTGATGTTTAGATTGCCATTAACACAAAAAATAAATCATTCACAAACTGCTAGTTTGCAAGGCGTTCAACCTATATCATCTAGTTTGTCTGCATCATTTGCAAGTTGGACGTTAGCGACACCGTATAATTCAATTGAAGAAACATATTATTATGATTCTATTT